CCTCACGACATGCTTTCTGAGGAGGCGTTGAGGGGGCTTGAGGATTTTGACTTTTTCCGTACTTACTACCTTGGCCGTGTTCCGTCTCCGTGGCAGGTCGAAGCAGCTTTGACACTTGTTGAGTTGTTGGAGTCTGAAGAAAAAGAATTTGTTGTTTTGAATGTCCCCCCTGGTGCGGGTAAGTCAACTTTGTTTCACGACGTGGCGGTGTGGGCAATTGTCCGTAACCGCCGTATCCGTGTGATGATCGGGTCGGTGTCTCAGAACATGGCGAAGATGTATTCTCGCCGTATCCGTGAAACGCTTGAGCGTGTGATGCCTATTGAACCTGACCCGATGATGGTCGAGAAGGGGTTGGCTGTCAACGCTGTCGGGTGTTTAACGATTGATTATGGAAGGTTTAAACCAGTTGATAAAGGTGCGCTATGGAGAGCAGAAGAATTTGTCGTTGAACAACTGGACGGGAACGGGCTTGACAATAAGGAGCCAACCGTTCGTGCCTATGGCATTGAAACAGAGTTCATTGGTCACCGTGCGGACTTGTGCCTTTTTGACGACGTGGCATCCCCAGATAATGCCCGTGAGTCGGTTGCCAGAGATAAGTTGCTGGAACGGTGGGATGGTGTCGCAGAGGCTCGGTGCGACCCAGGTGGATTATTGGCTGTCGTTGGGCAGCGTCTTGGATCAGGAGATTTGTACGCGCATTGTTTGGCGAAAGAAACTTACGACATTGATGACGACATTAACTATGACGGTTCGGATGTGGAAACCCCTGAGGATGTTGAGAATGGTCAACCGATCAGGCAGAAGAAGTACCGCCATATCATCTACAAAGCGTATTACGAAGAACTAGATACGGGTAAAGAGTCCAGATCTTTCAAATCAAAGCCGTACCCTGAAGGCCCACTGCTTGACCCGAAGCGTTTGCCGTGGAAAGACCTTTCGTTTATTCGTTACAACAAACCTGATGTTTTCAATGTTGTGTATCAGCAGGAAGATTTGGATATTGACTCTCGACTTGTTGATCGCACTTGGCTTACCGGTGGTGTTGGTAACGACGGGGTGATGTATAACGGTTGCATTGATAATGAACGCCTACCTGGGTACATACCTAACGGATTATCGCACCCACTGGTATCTATTGTCGCCGTTGACCCATCCCCCACAATGTTTTGGGCGTTCGTTTGGATCATTTACCAGCCTGATTTGAACCTGTACCACGTCGTTGACTTGGAACGCATCAAATTAACCGCTGAAGAAGTGCTTGGCTACGACACAATGACCGGCACATACTCAGGAATGATGGAAGAATGGCAGGAACGCTCGGTTGAATACGGTTATCCCATCTCACATTGGGTTGTCGAGATCAACGCAGCGCAAAGATTTCTTCTTGCCCACGACTTTGTACGCAAATGGCAGTCAATGTGGCGGGTAAACATTATTCAGCACACCACTTCCCGTAACAAATTGGACGAAGCCCTCGGTGTTGAGGCGTTATTACCCCCTGTTGTCCGATCTGGTGCGATTCGGTTCCCCACTATGCGTGGAAACTGGAAAACTCTTGCAGCTGTTGACGAGTTAACGAAGTGGAGTAGGGATAAAAAGAACGGAACCGACATTGTGATGGCGTTATGGATGGCAATTTTGAACCTGCCGAACCTGACCCAAGTAAAGAAGCCTCCTCGACAGTGGCGACCGTCATGGATGATAGGTGACTAGTGTGATACCTTTACATCCGTTGAATCTAGTAAAGGTCGCGCATGAAATCAGTTGAGGAAATTGTTGATCTTTATCGTGAGCGTCATCAAAACCTTGGGCCGATCCTCCAGCAGATGCGTGAGGTGCGCCGACTCGCTAACGGTGAAGTAGTTGTACCCCTGTCCGAGTTGGATCGTACATCTCGTTCATCTGTAGCGAACCTGTTTGTTCAGGGTCTTGACCAAATGGCTATGCGTGTCACCTCGACATCCCCTTCTCCGTATTTCCCTGCCCTGCGTGAAGGACAAGATCGCTCCATGCAACTTGCCCGTGACCGCAAGCGAGCCATGCTGTCCATGTGGGACCAAAACCGCATGAACCAAAAGGATCGCCGACGTGCGCGTAACTTCTTCGCCTACGCCTCAGCCCCCGTTTTCCTCAAGCCAAACCTTGATAAGCGTCTTGTCGAATGGCATCTTCGTAACCCCCTTGATACCTTCGCTGCCCCTATCACGGACGAATCAAACCCTGTCCCTGAGAATGTCATCTTCTCCTACAGCCGTCCGTATGCATGGGTTATGCGTAACTACGGCCCATTGCTGAACGGTGTTCTTCGTGTTGGCAACCCCAACCCTGACGATCTGTTCACCATCCTTGAATATGTATGCGAAAACGAAATCGTTGTGTTGGTGCTGGGATCAGAAAAAGATCGTGACCCAATCACCGGTGGTGCCTACATGGGTCGTGCAGCGGTAGAACTGTCTCGTATATCCAACCGTGCTGGTATGCCATTGGTTGTCAACCCCCAGCGTATTACGCTTGACAAGCCCCGTGGACAGTTTGATGGTCTGCTTGGAATGTATTACACCCGCGCTCGACTTCAGGCTCTCACCGAAATCGCTATTGAGCGTGGCATTTTCCCCGATGAATACCTTGTTTCCCGCCCAGGTGAGAACGCTGAAATCATCCAGATCGCTGACGGCAAGACAGGGCAGTTAGGTGTTGTCAAGGGTGGCGACATCCAAGTACAACAGTTAAACCCTGGCTACAAAACAGATACAGCCTTGGATCGACTTGAACGCCAAGAGCGTTTAGAGGGTGCTATCCCTGCCGAGTTCGGTGGAGAATCAGGCACCAACATCCGTACCGGTCGCCGAGGCGAATCCATTCTTTCAGCCACCGTTGACTTCCGAGTCCAAGAAGCACAAGACACATTCGCAGCTGCCCGTGTTGAAGAAGACAAAATCGCTATTGCCCTTGAAAAAGCATATTGGGGTAACACCTCCAAGTCTTTCTTCATGCCAGGCAGCTCAGGCGGTATGAAGGATTACACCCCGAACAAACTGTGGGAAACAGACTTCCACTATGTCTCATACTCAGCTGCAGGTTCCGACGTGAACAACCTTGTTATCGGCTTGGGTCAGCGTCTCGGTGCAGGACTTATTTCTAAAGAATCAGCCCGTGAAGCAGACCCGTTGGTTGCAGATCCTGAGTTGGAAAAGGATCGCATCGTTGCCGAAGCAATCGAGTCGGCATTGCTGTCCTCCATCCAGTCACAAGCTGCAGATCCGAACGGCCCATACCAGCCTGACGACCTCGCCTTTATCGCTGATCGTGTTCTTCAAAACAAGATGTCGTTGCCTGAAGCAATTCAAGCAGCACAAAAGCGCGCACAGGAACGGCAGGCAACACCTGTCCCTACTGGCGCACCTGAAGCACAGCCAGGTTTGTCTATGCCAGGCATGGGTATGGAACAGCCACCGTCTGCTCCGCAACCTGGCGGTATTGAAGGATTACTCGCACAACTTGGCGGAGGAGGTGGAGGACTTCCATCACCGGCTGGACCGATGAGTTCACCTTTACCTCCAATGCCACCAATGGGAGCAGGGGCTTAAATGGCAAAGCAATATCCAAACCGATCCGATCTTCGTAACGCCGGTGGCAAAGTAGCCAAGCAGACAGCGACAGGTCAAACCTATGGCGAAGCAAAAAAGCAGATGGATGCACAGTCGGCAGTGCCAATGGCTGCAGCTCCTACCGATGCCCCGCCACAAATTCTTCCTGGTCAGTTAGGTGCGTTTAACCGCCCAACAGAACGACCTGATGAGCCTGTTACCGCTGGTGCATCTTTCGGTGCTGGACCTACTCCACGCACACAGTTCGCTGTCCCTACAAGCGATCCTGTTTTGACAGAGTTACGCGCTTTGTATTCTGCTTATCCTTCTACAGAACTTGCGGATATGCTTGACTCGTATGTTCGTGAGGGGTATTAATGCCGATTTTTGAAGGCGACCCAGTCACACAAGACGCACGATACAAAGCGTATTACGACCAACAAAAAGCAGAACAAACAGCAAAAGAAACTGCGACCCCCGACGTTGCTACTCGTGCTTCACAGATCTATAAAGATGCTCCGTATATCCCTGCCTCTGTCATTATCTCTATGGCTAAAGCAGGCACATCACCTGAAGCAGTTGCTGCAATTAAAAAGTCTGCGGCACAACAAACAGCAGGACAACTAGACCCAGCCAAGCCAAAGAAAAAAGGCTGGTTCCAAGAAGTTATTCACGACAATATAAAAGCAGCTTCTCGATGGAGTTTTGCTGGATTGTCGCTTATTCCTGATCTGGTTCAAAACGTCGCTTCTCAAGCATTTTCTGGTAACGACCCAGCAGGGTTTGATGGTTGGTTTAAGTCCACCCAGTTAGGCACATTGATGTCTAATACTCAAGAAGCCGGTGAAGGTTATTTCCTCAGCCAAAAGGCAATGGAAACACAGGCTGAGCGCGCACGTCGTGTCCGTGGAACAATCAATGGCAGTGCTTGGACTATTGGCCGTGGGTCTGCTGAACTTGCTTTTACACCTGGTTCTAAACCGTATTCAATTTTGTCGGGATTTGTTGACGCTGCCGTACAGATCGGTACAGATCCAACGATGTACGCAGGTAAAGCGGTTAAAACAGCAAGGCTTGCTAAGGCAACATTGCCAGGCATATCTGCGGTTGATGAAATTGAAAGTGCCGCAAAACTGGCTAAAGGTGCCGCAGGTTTAGGATCAGCAGACAGCGCAGCCTTTGAAGCATCAAAGTTTGGTCAATGGGTTTTGTCTGACAACCGAGCGAAGCGTTTGGTTGCCCGTGTTGTCGAGGTTGCAAGCGATACCACAAAAACTATTGATGAAAAAACTTTGTTTATGTTGGAAAACATTGACGGTTTAGACACGGTTACTGCCAAAGCATTTGCTGAGGCTGATGACGAAGCAAAAGTTCTTGGTCTTCTTGGTACAGCCTCTGCTCGTTTAGCAACAAACCCTGCCGACGTTCTTCTCCCGACAGACATCAGAGATATCCGTCTTGCCAGATTTGGTGCGATGATCGGCGATGAAGTAAAGGAAAGAATCCCTTTGTGGCGTTCATTTAGAAACGGCCGTTGGTTTGAAACAATGCCTAAAGGATCTGTCATCATTAACGGAACTGGTGCAGATAAAAAAGCAGCAGTTATTTCTTACGCCCGTTATTTGCGTGGAGCAGGTCTTGGTGACGATTCGCAAGAGTTCAAGACAGTTATGGCAAAGGTGATTGAAGCCTATTCAAGCACTGATCCATCGACTGCCCGTGCTTCAGCAAAAGAAGCCTACGACCTAGTTATTGAAACCGTATTCACAACTATTGGTGGCAAATCACCTGGCGCAACACAGTTCGCTCAAGAAGTTATTGGCGCAGCCAAGAGCGCAAAAGCCCGTGTATTCCAAATTGACGAATACGGAAATGCCGATGACGGCGGAGCATTGCAGATCCTAAGGACTCTTTTGCCTGCGAATGTATTTGATGACATTCCTCTCAACATCCAAGACAAGGTTGTTATTAACGGCCCAGGTTCTTTGACTGAACTTGCAGACGACGTGGAATACCTCCCCGACTTCCGCCGTGTACGAGCATTAGCAGGGAACCCATTCTTTACCCGCAACACAGCAGGTAAGCAAAGAGCAGGAACAATCGCTGCCGAGTTTGTACAGCAAGAGATTTGGAAACCATTGGCTCTCGCCACCGGTGGATATGTGATGCGTAACATGATTGACGCACAAACCCGTATTGCCATGTCAGGAATGTCGGGTATGTTCAGTCACCCGCAAGATTTCATTCTGTGGGTTCTCCGCAAAAAAGGAAACTTTGACATCACCGGTGAAGACTTCGGTGGTATTGCGGGCAACTGGAATAAAGAACAAGACGAGTTTTGGAAAGCACTCACCTTTGATGTTCACAAGAACCTTGAGAACCCTTGGGGTGTAGAAGAAGCACTGTTCCGTAACGGCAACTTCTCCATTGTTGACCGAGGAGACGACGCAATCGCTCATGTCACTGGTTATGTTGACAACCTTGCATTGATCCACGCCGACCCTGTTTTGGTGCAGATCGCACAACTAGGTTTAGAAAATCTCACCCAGCCTCAGCGCACACAGCGCATTGTTGATTGGCTATACAAGCCTGAGAACAAAGAACTTCTTGGTCAGTTGCGTAATTACTTTGCTGAAGGAATTAAATATGTTGACCCGACAACCGGTCAAGCAGGTCGAATCCGTATTGACCCAGCAGACCTTGACGATGCAGTCAACACTTGGGTTGATCGACTTTCAGAGTTCAAAGTAGGAACCGTTGTTAAAGACAACGAGGATCTTCGTGTGGTGGCCGCCTATAACAAAGTCCCTTTAACTGTTGAATCGGCACCAGGCAAATTTGTCGCTGTTGCCACACAAAATGTTGATGTCAACTCTATTAATCCAGCAGACATCCTTTCAGGTAACGGTGGTATCGGATCTGTTGTTCGTCTTGCAAGCGGCGAAGAAGGCGTTATTGTCCGTCAAGTAACAACGTCGGCTGGTGTAGATGAATTTGTTATTCAGCCTGTTTATGCAGGTCCTGCATTTACAAAAGATGGTTTAGGTACACAGAACCTTCGCAATCTTCTTGACACTCTTGGTGGAGATCAGAAACTTGCCCCTAAAGTTAAAATTGCTCAGCGCGGTCGTGGCGACTCATCTGATCTTGGTAAAAAGTTTTTACAAGTCAAAGACAGTGCGGTTGACTTCTTCTTCGTGAACCTTTACGGAAAGGCAACCCAAGCACTTGAAAAGTCTCCGGTGTTCCGCCAGTATTACTATCGAGAAGTTTTTCAGAACGCAGACCTTTTAGATCCTGCCGAGGCAGCTGCTTTGTTGCAACGGGCTAAACAATCTGCATCTACTGCAAATATGAGCCTGAGCCGATACTTGGGTGGCAAAGATGTTGTTAGCAAACTTGAAGAAGTTGCTGCGATGACAGGCTCTAAAGCCACTGGAACTGTTGATCAGTTGGATGACTACGCTAAAGCGGTTGCTTTACGCAACACAAAAGAACTTTTGTACAACGCCACAGAGCGTTCCAACCTTGAAGATGTTCTTCGTATTGTTGTACCTTTTGGTTCAGCATGGAAAGAAGTTCTCGGAACCTACGCAAAAAGCATTGTTGAAGATCCGACCCGCATCCGCAAAGCACAAGTTATTTTTGACGGGGCAAGAAAATTTGACCCCGACAACAACGGTGAAGGTTTCTTCTACAAAGATGCAACAACCGGTGAGTACTCTTTCAACTTCCCAATGTCAGGTCAGTTATCAAAACTTTTGACAGGCGTTGAAGCACCGATGCAGGCACCTGTAAAGCGCATCTCAATTGGTCTTGGCGTTGTCCCGTCTATCGGGCCGATGGCTCAAATCGCTGCTTCTAAGATCATCCCTGATACCCCAGCGACCGATTCAATTGTTAAGTTTCTTTTGCCTTATGGCAGAAAAGAAGGACTGTCTATTACCCCGTTGTGGATTCAGCGTTTCAACCAAGCATGGGAAGGTGATACGCAGAAACTTGAAACGGTGTACGGCAACACCTATATCGAGACACTTCGTGCGTTGTCGGCATCTGGCGAGTATGACCTTGCTGATCCGAACGAACAAGAAAAACTTTATGCTGATGCAAGAGGTAAAGCCCGTGCGTTGACAGCACTTCGTGCATTGGGTCAGTTCTTTGGTCCAACGTCGCCAGCACCTGAGTTCAAAATTGAAACCATTAGCGGTGACTTCTATGGCACCCAGTTGGTGAAAGAGTTCCAAAAGCTGCAAGATCCCAATTCAATAGGGGCTGATGGTGCAGCAGGTAACTACGACACAGCGGTAAGCCGGTTCTTGGACATCTACGGCAACGATGCTTTGTTGTACATTTCAAACAAGACAGAATCAATCGCTGGTGGTCTGGAAGCAACCGATGAGTTCGGTGACTGGGAACGCAGTGAAGGTAAAGGCTTGATTAGTCAATACCCTGATGTGGCTGGTTTCATGGCACCAGGTGGTGACGACTTCTCATTTGAGGTCTGGTCACGCCAGTTGTCAAAGGGTCGCCGTCGCCGTCTGACAGATCGTGAGATTGTCGAGTTGGCCCAGTACAAAGCTGCTTCTGCCCAGTACCGTGAGTTGCGTGACAAGTTGCCACCACGCCCTACTGCGGATCAGAAGCGTTGGCTTCGCCAGTGGCGTGTCAAGTTAAACAAGGAATACCCTGGCTTCCCTGTGGTCGCCGAGTTCAACCCTGGTGAGTTCCCTAAGAAGTTGGAGCAGTTAGATCGTCTTGTCAAGGATGACCGTTTGATTGGTAACGACGTGGCTGATGCGACTCGTCAGTATTTGACAGCCCGTGATGCAGCCGTTGAGCGTTATGTTCAAGCCGGTGGTGCAGCAGGTGGGTTCTCGACTGCTACTGCTGCGGCACCTTTGCGTGACTGGCTCGCCGGTATTGGCAAGGCGTTGAAACAGGACACCCCTGAGTTTGCTCGACTGTATGAAAGACTATTATCTAACGAGGTTGAAGAATGAGCGATAACAACACAAACACAGACATAGATCTTTCGACCCTTCCTCCACTTGGGCAGGTTGGATCTGGCGGGTACACACTTCTTCCTACGGTTAAGTTGCCTAAAAGAACTGCCAAAGGTGCAGACAAATCCATCGGGACAATCCCCGCTGAAGACATTATTTCAGCGTCAGCAGGAAACAAAGATTTTGTTTATATCGGCCAAAACCTTGTCAACAATTCTGGTGTTATTACCCGTGGTCAATACTCAGAAGATGAGGCTTACTCTGAGTTAGCAAAACTTGCCCCTGCCGAACGTCGCCAGTTGCAGAACCTTTTGTATTCGGTCGGTGCGTATGGCAGCTCTAAACCTTCACGATCTGGGTTTAATAGTTCTGACTTCTCTGCTATGCGTGAAGCAATGCTGTATGCCAACGCCAAGGGTGTAACGCTTGATGTTGCTACTTCGATGATGGCAACTGAACTTGGTGGTGGCGTAGGCGGTGGCGGTGGTCAGCGTATCCGTACCACTGCGAAACAGGATCTTCAAACCGTGTTCCGCCAAGTGTCCGGTCAGGTTCTTGGTCGCCGTTTGTCCGACTCTGAAGTGGAAAAGTTTGTTAAGGCTTACAACCAAAAAGAGATTTCTGAAGCCTACGGCGGTGAGGCTGCACCACAGGCTGATGTGGCTGCTATGGCACAGATCGAGTCTGCTGTCCCTGAAGAAGCAGGGGCTGTGGGGATGTTGAAGTTGAGCAATGTTATTGATAGCGCAATTAAGGAACTTGGATAATGGCAACAGCTGCTGAAATTGAAAAACAAATTGCAGACACGCAAGCAATCATTGACCAGATTGAGAACGCTGAAACTACTGCCCAAGGAACTTTTGTTTATCGTGGTAGGACATACACACCAGCGCAACTTGAGTCATTGGCTAAGCCTTATCAGGCTCGTTTAAGTGCTTTGAACAAGATTTATTCTCCTTACGCATCAGCCTCCGCCCAGTTGTCAAGGGCTAGAGAAGTAGCGAAGAACCCAATCACAGAGTCTCCTACTGGTATGACACAGGCTGAAGCGAACAAGGCTGTCAAAGATGCTGAGGCTTTGCTTGCTACTGCCACTTCAAACTTAGGCACTGCTGTCATCCCCGCTGAAATTACTGCCTCTGTTTCTTCTGGTCGGCGCGGTCAAAGCGGTATGTCCGAAGCAGAGACAATGAAGATGGCTGCTGGTTTGGCAAAGATGCCTAAGAAAGAAACCAAAACTGAAAAACTTTCTTCAGATAAAACAAACAAGCCTGGTGTCGGCGGTGGGCCTACAAAGCCAGGTATGGCACCAGGAGACACCACGGTCAAGGGTGGTACCAACTACACATGGGACGGAACCAAATGGGCTAAGTCAGGAACAGGTTCTTTTGAAAAAACTGAATCGACGTTCCGCAAGATGTTCCCATCACAAGCATGGTTGCTTGATTTGGATCGTGGCAAATACCCGAAACTGTTTGAACTTATTCGCCGTGCTGTTGATGGTCGGATGTATGAAACATCACAGGGACTTGAGCGTTTTGCTGCTGAACTGAAAAACACTGACTTCTATACGGAACTTGCCACCACCGACAAGGTACGCCAAATCAAGGCTGTCACTGGCGACCTTGGGTTTGAAGGATCAAACTTCAACAAGTTCCTGACCACCTCAATGAACATGGGTTGGGAAGGCGACACCCTTAAGGCTGAAACATACAAGGAAGTTTTCCGCAAGGACGACCAAGGTAACTACATCAACACGACAGCGGTACAACGAGCCAAGAAGTCAAACGATTACCTGAAGGTTGCCAACGTCGGCAAGGCGTACTTCAATAACATCTCTGACTCCACCATCGAGAGTCGCCTGACCGGTGCATTGAACGATGATGATATTCAGCGTCAACAGCGTGAACTGGCAAAAACCAAGTACGCCCATCTTGGGAATCTCATTGACCAAGGTTTCACTCTTGCTGATCTTTCATCAGGGTTCAAACAACAGGCTGCCCAACTTCTTGAAAAAGACGAGAACGCTATTGACATGAGCCAAGCAGATTTTGAAGCCGCCTACAACTACGGCGAGCCAGGTCAGAAACGAATGATGACCAACGGTGAGTGGGAGATCATGCTTCGCAGTAACGCCAAGTTTGGTTGGGACAAAACAAACAACGCCAAGGCTGAGGCTCGACAACTTGCCTCTACTATCAGTCAAGCATTCGGGAGGATTATCTAATGGAAGACCAGTCAGCATTTGACATTCTTTTGAATACCTTAAAGTATTACGGTTTAGTGAAAGAGGGCGACACCGCGCTTTTTGAGACAATCAAAACGGCATGGACAGGAAAACAAATCGGACCTGGTGATGGCCCTGATGAAGTTGGCATAGCCCTGCGTGACAATGAAACATTCCAGGCTCGTTTCCCTGCAAACAAAGCACTTAAAGACCAAGGAAAACCACAGTATTCTGTTACTAGGTACTTGCAACTTGAAGGCGATTACAAAGCAGCTTTGCAAGAAGCCGGTTTGCCAGCGGATTTTTACGATCAACCAAGCGATTTCCAAGCGTGGATTGCTGGCGGGACTTCCGTCAACGAAGTAAGAGATCGCGCACAACTTGGCTATCAGGCTGTTCGACAGTCCAACCCTCAAGTCATCGCAGAGTTCAAGCGTCTCTACGGTGTCAACGAAGGCGAACTGGCTGCATACTTCATTGATCCTGAACGGATGCGTCCGACCTTTGATCGTTACGAAGCAGAGCGTCAAGCCCGTTCAGCCCAGATCGCAGCGCAAGCCACAACCCAAGCAGGCTTCACCCTCGGTCAGCAACAGGCTGAAGAACTAGCCCGTGCCGGTGTCACACAAGAACAAGCACAAGCAGGCTTCACCGCTTTAGGCGACACACGGGAACTGTTCCAAACGTCGCTCGCAGGCGAACAGCAAATCACTCAGCAAGAACAAATCGCAGGCACCTTCAACACGAACGCTGAAGCCCGCCAAAAAATTGCAGCTCGCAGGCGTGGACGACAAGCAGCGTTTGAATCTGGTGGTGGCTTCGCCACAGGTCAAACAGGTGTCGCAGGTCTTTCTACTGTAGGGCAGTAGCATAAAAAAAATACCTGTGTTACTGTAAGTCTGATCCCGATGGGAAGACACATAGGTAACCCCCCCGTGCCTATGTCGTAAATAGGGGTGTAACAATTTAACGCAGCCACCACAACCCTCCAGTGTGGTGTGGGCAGAAAACGGAGTGTGCCAAATGTCAGAGATCGACTACGAAGATTACTCGGACGACGACCAGCAAGAACCACGCAAGGACCCAGTCCGAGCAAGGCTCAAGCAGTTGGAAAAGCAGAACGCAGAACTAAGTCGGTTGGTTGAACAAGCCAACTCAGCACAGCGGGAACTGACTTTTACTAAGGCAGGGATCAACCCTGACGAACCAAGGTTTAAGTATTTCCTTAAAGGCTACGACGGTGAACTTACTGTGGATGCAATCCGACAGGCCGCAGAAGAAGCACAATTGCTTACACCCCAGAACCCAGTCAATGACTCGGATAAGGCAGCATGGCAGCAGTCCAACAGGATTGCAGCTGGAGCCGAATCAGGATCAGATGGGCCTTCATGGATGAAGCGAATCGCAGACGCTGGTTCCGAGGAAGAATTGATGGCGGTTTTCGCTGAGGCGCAAGCCCAAGGCATTGACCTTGGATCAATTTAACCCCTCTACCTATTAAGGAAAAAACCAAATGGCTGACTATTACGCAGCAGAAATCGGCACCGCCAACCTCTCGGTTGATCAGATTGCCTTTGAAAAGATGGCATATTTTGCCCTCCGTCCAGAGATGTACTTTGACCAGTTCGCAGATGTTCAAGCAACAAATGCAACGAACCCTGGTTCATCTATCAAGTTCACCGTCTTCGCTGACCTTGCAGCAGCTACTACTCCTCTTGGCGAAGCCGAGGATGTAACTCCTGTTTCAATGTCTGACAGCCAGGTCACCGTTACTCTTGAGGAGTATGGTAACGCCACTGTCACCACAGCGAAGTTGCGCGCATCTTCGTTCATGCCTGTTGACCCAGTTGCAGCTCAGGCTGTTGGTTACAACGCTGGTTTGTCAATTGACACCATCGCTCGTAATGTTGTTCAGGCTGGCGACAATGTGATTTACGCAACCGGTGGTGCTGTTGATCCATCAAGCCGTACAACGGTTAACGCAGATGACACCCTTGCAGCTAACGATGTCCGTCGAGTCGTCGCTCAGTTGCGTGGTGCAAATGTGCCAACCATCAACGGTTCATATGTTGGCTTCATCCACCCCGACGTGTCTTACGACTTCCGTTCGGCAACCGATGCAGCAGCATGGCGTACCCCAGCGAACTATGTAAATCCTGAAGGCATTTACAACGGTGAAATCGGAATGTTTGAAGGCGTTCGCTTCATGGAGTCCTCACGCGCTCCATTGTTTGCTAACGCATCCAACAACAGCGGTTCTGCTGGAACCATCGACGTGTACGGCACATTGATCATGGGTCGCCAGGCTCTCGCTAAGGGTGTTTCCCTTGGTGGCGAGTACGGCGCACAGCCAACGATCGTGTACGGCACAGTGACCGACCTCCTCAAGCGTTTCCGCCCTGTGGGTTGGAAGCACTTCGTGGGTTACGGTGTGTTCCGTCAGGAAGCCCTCCGTCGTATCGAGTCGGCTTCGTCCATCGGCACCAACGCCTAATAATTTCCGACAAGGAATTAGCAGAAACCCCCTGCCTTCGGGCGGGGGGTTTTTGTTTTGTGTTACTATAAATTCACCCACCCGATTTGGAGGAATACATATGGCCGCTAAGAAGGCTCCCGCAAAAAAAGCAGCACCTGCTAAGGCTACTGGTCGCAAGCCAGCCGACTTCATGGGTGCAAAAATTGGCACCAGTGCAGCCGCTAAGCGCATGGCTGACGAAGGAATGACAGCAAAGTCAAAGGCTGTCAAGGCCGCACAGCGCCGTGGCGCAAGTGGTGTCGCCACCGCAGCAGCAGGAAGCAATGCTTATTACGCAACAGTCAAGAAGGCAAAGGGTTACAAAGTAAGTGACACCGATGCTTCGTATGCAGCAAGAAACAAGAAGAAGAAGTAATTAGTTTTTAACTGATCCTTTCAAGCAAAGCCTCTCGTCTTCGGACGGGGGGTTTTTGTTTGTGTTAGGGTAAATGCACTTACTCGATTTGGAGGAATGATTATGGCCGCTAAGAAGGCTCCCGCAAAGAAGATGGTTGCACCTAAGAAGACAGGGAAGACTGCTGATTCCAGCAAGTTGACTCTATCGCAAAAGAAGAATCTTGCAGCAAGCGCAAAGATGCGTACTGACGCTGCTGGTCGTTCGGGAATGGGCGAGACAGCAACATCAAATATAAGGTTTAAGGGTGGTAATGCGATGTCTTCGGCAAACAAAACAGCCCTTGCTGCAGCCGACAAAGCATCCAAGTCTGGTGGTAGTCCAACAACTGCGTTTGTAAAAAGTTTGCGCGCTGCAGGGAAAGCTGCAGAACAAGCAGCAGCCATGAGAAAGAAAAAGAAGTAGTAACTCTTTTAAGCAAAGCCCCTCGCTTCGGTGAGGGGCTTTTGCTATTCTCAACACATGGCAACATTCAGTCCCCCAACAGACAACCTTGTGGCATGGGCCGACCGGTATGAAACAGGGATCTTTGCGGCGTTACGCCCAGGGCGACGTGGACGCAATGTGTTCAAAAAGACAGACGGATCATTCACTGAGAACCAGCCGTTTGACCCAGCCGAGATTGCTATCACCTACCACGGTGGTCATGTCCACCCGTTGACCGCGCAGGAAGAAGCAGACCTTAGGGACGCTGGCTATGGAGATTACATAACGCCATGAAACACAGAGAGACACATCCAAACTTGGATGTTGAGGGGTGCTTTGGATGTCGAGTTGCCGGTGTCAGTTTTGGTGCCAACGAATCAACGACCCGTGGGGCGCAAGTGAAGGCGATTAACCAGCGGGAAAAAGGTTGGAATCGTGATATGCCTGCGTATAAGCGTTTGCGTGATCAGGGTTTGCAACCACGCCAGATTGACGGGGCTGCTTTGTTGGAATCTTCTGCTACAGAGAAATGGCAGATTGAAGGCACAACTGTTGCTGAGGCTAAGCCGGTCAGTTCAGAGTCGTGAACTACCAGTCTTGGCGGGGGTGTGAAGACCCGAAGTTTGGCTATGGTTCAATGCTTGAAGGGTTTGTCACGTCGCTTCCTAAGACGGTGAGCCTTGATCTGTTGGCTTCGACTGATGTCTATATGGGTACCCCTGATGGGGCGGGTGGTTGGCATGAAGGTCAGCACCGTGCGTGTTTCACCATGTGGGAGACAGATACTTTGCCTGAGTATTTTCTGCGTTGGCTGCCGAAGTACGACCAGATCATTGTCCCGTGTGAACATAACCGTGAGTTGTTTTCACGCCACCATGACAATGTAAGTGTTGTGCCGTTGGGTGTTGATCATCGGTTTTGGCGACCGATAGAAGTGGAACAGTCAGAAACTTTTCGGTTTCATGCTGGCGGATCGTTGTGGTTCCGTAAAGGTTTAGACATTGTGGTCAAAGCGTTCACAGCGTTGGGGTTGCCTAACAGCGAGTTGCATATCAAGGCAGCTCCTCACGCCCGTGATACTCCTGACCGGTTCCCACCGAATGTGATCATGCACCGCAATTGGATGACGATGGATACCCAGCGGGAATGGTTTAACAAGGCTGATTGTTTTATTGCTGTGTCCCGTGGCGAAGGGTTCGGGCTGATGCCTTTGCAAGCCATAGCGTCAGGTATCCCTACAATCCTCTCAGACAGCACAGGACAGTCCCAGTTCGCTCATTTAGCCTTTGGGGTAGTTCCGTGTGGCAAATCCAAAGCAGAGTCTGTGGGGCTGTGGGATGAACCAAATCAGGCCGTCCTTGAAGAACTGATGGTCGAGGCGTACAACAACCGAGAAGCAAACCGTATCCGTGCAGCCAGTCAAATCTCGGCAACCAAAACATTCTCATGGGCTAACGCCACCAAGAAACTCATAGCCACCCTGCCCAACGGTGAACTGCTAGACAACCCAACCCACATCCCAGCGACCGTGGTTATCCCCATGCAGGTACGTCGCAAAGTCAACGCCACCATCGGCAACAAACACTGGCTGATGACACCAGGTGAAACCTACGAAGTCCCCGAAGATGTCCATCGAGTCCTCACCGAATCAGGGGCTGCGGTTTAGTGTAAGATACCCCTGTTATGGCGCAACCAGCAGATCAAGATCTCATCATTACCCGTGGCGACACCGAAACGATTGTTGCCACCATTCAGGATGACACTGGCACAGCCATCAACATCACGGGTCGTACCTACCGCGCCCAGATCCGTTCTACGCAGGACTCCACCACAATCAGGGGTTCGTTTACTTGTACCGTCACTGATGGTGCTGCTGGTCAAGTCACTTGTGTGTTGTCAGCTGCCGACTCAGCCACGCTTTCACCAGGTTTGGCTTATTGGGATTTAGAAGAAAACGCCAGCGGTATTATCTCGACAATTCTTGCAGGTAGTGTCACGGTTCTTGCTGATGTGACGAGGTAGCAATGGCTACATTGAACATCACCGTTACTAAGTCATCTGAAACATTAGGCTTAATTACTTCTAATGTTGTAACTGTTGTCGGTTCTTCTGCTGCTGGACCACAAGGACCGACAGGTCCGACAGGCGCACAAGGAATCCAAGGAGTTACTGGTCCAACTGGTTCCACAGGTCCAACAGGTCCAACAGGTCCAACAGGTTCTACAGGGGCAGCTTCTACAGTCACAGGTCCCACTGGCGCAACTGGCGCAACTGGCGCACAAGGATCAATTGGACCTACAGGCTCCACAGGGTTGCAAGGAGTCACTGGACCGACAGGTCCGACAGGCGCACAAGGAGACATCGGACCTACAGGCGCACAAGGACCTACAGGCGCACAAGGTATCCAAGGTATCCAAGGGAACCAAGGTGTAACTGGACCAACAGGATCTACGGGTTCTACGGGTCCTGCCGGACCCACAGGTGCCACAGGTGCCGCTTCCACAGTTACTGGACCAACAGGTGCTACGGGTGCTACGGGTGCAGCAAGTACCGTCACGGGACCCACGGGTCCCACGGGTCCGCAGGGTCAGTCGTCAAGTTTCTACGACTACAGAATTGACACGAACACCACAAGCGGGAACCCTGGCACTGCCTTAATTGCGTATAACAATGCAACTCAAACTTCTGCGACACAGTTGCAAATCAACCATATCGATGTTGATGGTTTTGACATTGACTTGTTCCTTGGGCTGTTAAAACCAAACGACACTGTTTACATTCAAGACGCTGGCAACTCTGCGAACTTCCAAAAGTTCATTGTCAGTGGAACGATCACCGATCATGTGAATTCTTGGATTGATGTCCCTGTTACCTACTCCACTGGTGGCGGTACAGGCGCATCAGGGTTTGCAGACAACCTGCTCGTCCTTCTTGTCATAGCGAACATTGGTCCGACAGGACCCACGGGTGCGACAGGCGCGACAGGTGCTGCCTCTACAGTTACGGGACCTACTGGGGCAACAGGTGCGTCTGGCACCAACGGCACCAACGGCATAGATGGAGCAACAGGTCCAACAGGCCCTACAGGTGCAACTGGTTTGGATGGTGCGACAGGTCCAACTGGATCGCAAGGACCTACTGGCGCACAAGGCATCCAAGGAAATGCCGGTGCTACTGGGCCAACTGGCGCAACAGGGGCAGCCGCTTCTTTTTCTAACGCACAAACAATCAACGCCCAAACAGGGACAACATACAGTTTGGTTTCGGGTGACGCAGGGAAAATGGTTACTTTAAACAATGCGTCAGCAATCACCGTCACGGTTAATGCAACGACAGCATTATCTGCTGGTCAGGCTATTGACCTTCTACAAATAGGTGCGGGACAAGTAACGGTAGTTGCTTCTAGCGTAACGATGAATAGAACACCTGGTCCTAAGTTTCGTGATAGGTATTCAGCAGCAACACTGTTCTGTGTCGGCTCTAACGATTATGTGCTTATTGGCGATTTGAGTTCGTAATGCCAATTAGGCGTGGGTTTATTGCTTCGTCTGTTGCGTTGGCACCGACTGTTTCTTTATCGGCAGCAAGCAACTTTAACCAATCAATAGCGACGTTAAACGCAACCGTTAGCGCGAACTTGTACTCCACAACAGTTAAGTTTCAGTACAACACAACCAACAACTTTGCTTCATTCACCGAAGTCAACGCCGCCACTACACCGATTACTGGTCAAAGTGTTTCTTCATATGCCAACATAACTGGGCTGTCTGTAGGTACTACATACTATTTTCGTTGTGTCGCTACCAATGCTGCTGGCACAACCACTACATCTTCATCATCATTCACCACCTGGTCTTTGAAGACATACTTAAACACAACTGCTGGTTCTTGGTCGCTATCTATACCATCAGTTACCCCGACTGGTGGTTCTGCAATAGCCCCAACTATTTACGAAATGCTTTTGTACGGCGGTGGTGGTGGAGCGAACTATTCAGGTGGTGGCGGTGGCGGCTATCGCCTTGCTGCTAGTCACACATCGTCAACTACTGGCACACAAACAATTTCAGGTTCAGTAGGTGGCGGAGGTGCCGCAGGTAACGGTGGCGGTGGGACTGGTAGTGCAACCGCAGGTGGCAGCACAACATTAACTGTCGGTTCAACAACATGGACTGGTGGCGGCGGCGGAGCAGGACAGCACCCAGGTAGTTGCGGAGCGTCATGTGGTGGTCGTGGAGGTACTGTCGGTTCAGGAACCAACGGTGCGAACATCGGGGGTTGTACCACTTACGGTTACTACTATGTTTCCAGCCAAACCTTTATTTGCACAGCATCTGACAAAAACGGTTGTACTGCTGGTTATTTCCAAGATAACTATTCCTACGATTGTGGTTACTATGCCGGTGGTGGCGGCGGCGGTACTGACGGCGGTGGGGCTAATGCAGCTACACAAAACAGTGCTTCCCACGTCGGCGGTGCTGGCGGTACAGGTGGCGGGGCATACGGTCTTCGTGGTGGAAACGGTGGTGGCGGCCAAGGCACACAAGGAAACGGTGCAGCAGGTGGTTTCTCTGTCGGATCTGGGACAATCGTAGGTACAGGCGGGTCTGTATTCGGTGCGGGAACTGCTGGTGGTATTACATTTAAATACTACGGACCGTAACGAAGGAAAATCATGGAACAGTTCACATTAGACAAAATAAAAAACTACAAAATGTTTTATGTCTTAAAAAAAATTAAATCAACATCGCAAGAGATCGTTCTGCTACATAAGCAATCACAGGAGATGGTTGTTGTCGAAACAGAAAAGTATGATTTGTTTCAAGTCGGAGTTGACCAAGTTCTTGTTGCTTTTACAAACTTATTCCAACATAGCGGTAAACATAATTATGTTGCGTCTAACGGTTTGCAACAGGAAAACATTCTTCTGAACCCGTATGAACGAATCGTTGATTATTACAAGACAGACAGGGATGATGAACCTTCAGGGGTTTTTTTGTTTATGAATTCTTGTCCCGTCCTTTTGAAAGGACAAGATTGGCGGTGCGACAACGCATTGTTTGGTCCTCGTAAATTTTTTCCAGTCGGTCAAGAAGAAAAAGGGCTGATAGATGGTATAACAAAAATCAAAGTGTATGAACCGGTGTTAAGTATCAACGGGATTGGACATATTGTTTATTTCAAACACGAAGGCGATGACACGGGCATAAGATTTGACCACATCAATAACGCAGAACTTCCCCAGTCAGCGGAAACTCTTTCTGAAATGATTAAGTTGATTTTTGAATGGGCCAAGGTTTCTGAAGAACCTTTTAACAACACCGAGCAGATTTCAGCAAAAGCAAAACAATTTATAGATGGGTTTGGTATATCGGAAAGCATTATTGCTGGTCAGCCAGATATGCAAGTAATGAAATACTTGCAAGGTGATATGTCAGCACGAACCCGTACTCACGGGACATACCAAATTTCTGATGCGATAAACAGTTTGGTTATTGACAATATTCCGTATATGACCTTTAGTAAAATTGTTGAACTTAACCCAACGATTTTTGATCTTGAGGAATGTTTGGGAATAGAGACGCAATGGTTGAGGGAAGAATGGAACGAAGCATTGGTCACTCACAACATTGTTGAACCAAAAGAACACGGCGACGTTGATGGGGTATGCGAACATATTTTGAATACTTTTCCTGACAACCTAACTTTCCCTAAAATAGTCTTTGGGCTTCTAAGAAAAAAGAAAGAATTGTTGGAAGAAATACTTCAACGCAATTAGTTAGGAGGGGTTATGAAAATAGCGGTATATACGATCGCTAAGAACGAAGAACAGCACGTCGCACGATGGGCGGAATCCTGCAAGGAAGCCGACTACCGGTTTATTCTTGATACAGGATCGACAGACAATACCCGTCAAGCAGCTATAGACGCAGGTGTAGAAGTACAGTCGCGCCAGTTTGA